GAATGACCTCGGACGCAAAGCCAAGGAGGCCAAGCTGTGACCAAACTCCACGAACTGCCACCAGACCACCGGCTAAGAAACATAGCCATCCAAGACATCGACGTTCGCATCAAGTGCCGTCACACCGGATCAACGCGAGACCCGCGCACTTGGAAGATTAAATCGGACACTTACAACCGGCTTTGCCATAGCTGGCAAACCAACTTCGACTTCATCGTGCAATGAGATCTGTGCAAGACATCATGCGGGAAGGCAATGGAATCAAAGTCCTAAGCCGCAAAGACGTTGGTGAAGCAGTCAGAGCAGCCAAAGCTAAGAAGACCGAGTTCACTAGCTTCTGGACTAGAAAGAGAGGCAAAGCAACCAAATGAGACAGTCAAATTACATACCATTAAGAGGACACATACCGCACGCAGTTGTATTAGAAGTACTAGAAGACATTAGCAAAAACAAAACATACAGACAGATTAAAGAAGACTATTCAGTTAGCTTAGGTTGGATTCACAAAGTAAGACACAACAAGATTAGAAAATGAGCATACTAACCAAAATCGGAATAACTAAAGAAGCAATTGCAAGACTGTTAGGAGTCCACAAGACCGTTGCAGTCGGGAAGCCAGTCGGTAAGCCAGAATGGAAGCCGTTTAACAAGACGGCAAAGCGCGGTCGTGGACGACCCAAAGGTCAGAAGATCCCGCAGTGGGTCGTTGATGCGGTCAGGAACTCTCACAAGACCTACACCGCAAAGGAGTTGTCCCAGAAGTACGGAGTATCAAACTACTGGGTATGGGCTGTTCGTAACAACAAGTTCAGGAAGTAACCAAATCAGAGTGAAATTGTCAAAATTGTAGCCAAATCACATCATTATCAACGCGAGTGTGTCTTGATTAAGTTCTAATTCTATGATTCTTCAACATTGTGAACATCACACAGCACCAACGTCGAGTTATGGCGATTGGATGCAGTCATGGAAACAGAGCCAATCAAGATGCACTCGCTGCGGTGCTGCTATTCCGCGAGAGATTCAAGCCGCACGAAGTAATCCACTTAGGAGACGCATACGATCTTGCCTCATTACGCAGTGGTTCACTCCGAGACCCTCAAGACTCGGACCAAGCCGATGACTACCTCGATGATATCCAAGAGGGAACAAAGTTTCTGGATGAACTAAGACCAACAGTCTTCACAATGGGCAACCATGATGAGCGAGCTAAGAAGTATCTCAATCATCATAACGCTGTTGTAAGAGGATTTGCTGAAGCTGTATGGGAACGAATGCTAAAACCAATTGAGAAACACTGTCATACGTTTATCAAATACAATGACGCTCTGGATAGGTCATTCTATCGGCTGGGCGGATTTAAGTGGGGACACGGTGTGTTGTTTGGTGAAAACTTCATTCGTGATTCAGCCGAGACATTTGGTAACTGCGTTGTGGCTCACGCTCACCGAGCCGGTCAAGCGACTGGTCGCACTCAATCAAATCCGATGGGCTTTTGTGTTGGAACGCTTGCAGACATTCCTGCGATGGATTACGCGAGCAAACGGAGATCAACGTTAGCTTGGTCTCATGGGATAGTCTTTGGGGAATACACCGACAACTCAGCACAACTTTACTTGCACCAATGGCCGCAAAACGAACAGAAATGGACTCTGCCGAGCTTTTAAGACAGCTTAGGCTCGCAATAGCCAACCAGCCCGAACCAGTCCCAGAAGGGTTTAAGACCTCGGCTCAATGGGCTGACGAGTGGGGAATCACTGACAATGCGGCTGGAATCGTACTTGGAAAAGGAGTCAAGAAAGGCATCGTTGAAACTATGCGTCTTCGCGTTATGTCTGGAAGCCGTGGTGTGTATCCCATCATGCATTACCGTCTGATAAAATGAAATACAGATCAAAAGCCAATCCGTCGGTCATCGTCGAGTTCGTCTCCGAAGCGCAACTGCGGATCGCTGAGACCAAGAGGCTGGCGGTCGTGTACCGCAAAGAGGGGATTCTCTACGTCAGACCCAAAGCCGAATTTTTCGACAAGTTCAAGCTGGACGAAACACCGATTCCGAGTTAGGACTTAAGGAGTCAGCGCAAGCCCTAGGAAGCGAGCGTTGGCAACCATACCTGAAGCCATGTTCAACCAACTTTTCCCCACCCTTTCCGTGACACGTCCCGTCGCTTCAGCGGGAGTTCCTAGCACGGTCTGGGTGGGGTTTCTGTTTGTTACATGATCATAGAAACTGACTTCCTAGATCACTGGAAAACCAGATTGATCGTACGGTTATTGGAAACCGAAAGCGCACCACTCCACATTATTAGGCTCTGGTCTCACTGCCAGACCAGAAAGACCAACCGATTCCCAGACTGGAATCCAGAAATCCTATCCGCTGTCTGCAAGTGGGGAGGAGATGCAAACGTATTCTGGTCCGCCATTCTTCAGACATTTGGTAGGATAGAAGACGGATGTTTTGTTGCCCATCAATGGGATGAGGTTAACTCCAGCCTGATTGCATCATGGTCAAATGGCGGAAAAGGAGGCAGACCAAAGAAACCCAGAGATAACCCACGGGTTAACCCAGAATCAAATCCGGTTATCCCACAGGTAACCCACGGGGTAACCGATAGAGAAGAGAAGATAGAGAAGACTAATTCTTTAAAAACTCCAAGCGTCTCAGATTCAGAATCCGATTCGCTTCGCTCACGGATTAACAAATGGTTTTCTCGCAGAGAGAACACCGAGTGGTCAGATAAAGAACTCAAAGCTCTCAAGTCCGTCGTTAAGCTCAACACCCCAGAGTCAGACCTTAAGCTTTTGGATGCTCGCTATGAGTCCAAGAACAAGTATCGGAGGAAGGACATTCTAACTCTGCTCAACAACTGGAACACCGAGATTGATCGTTGCAAGTCTGGTGACGATGACTCGCAGCAACAAACGCTTCTTATCCAACCCGCTCAAAAGAAGGACGTTGATTGGAGGGATTCGCTGTGAACGACCCGTACTTCGCTCAAGACGACGAGTTTGGTCTGATTGGAGCCTGTCTAACTGGATCAATTGACACTTGCTCTGACGCATTCGCTGAGGTCAAAAGCGAGTGGATTGAAACCGATTCACTCCGCGACACTTACGAGACCATCAGATCTCTGGTTCAAGCCAACCGGACTCCAACGCTCCAAGAACTTGGGAAGGAATGGCGCAAGCTCAACGGCAACCAGCCCATCCCTTTTGAGGACTGGAACAAAGCGATGGAAGTCTGCCCATCACCGGCAAACCTCCCGTACTACACCAAAGGCGTAATCGAAGCCGCTCATCGTCGCCAACTACGATCCGCTGGAGACCGCTTAATACGAGAGTCCGCTGTCTTGACCCTCCAGCCAGATCAAATCGTCTCTAATGCCGAAGCCAGCCTCAGCATTGAGCTATCCCGCGAGACGCTCTCAACCTCAAAACAGGTTGCAGGACTCTTCGTTGACCAGATGCAAGAGCGTTTCTCTCGAAAAGGTACATTGAGCGGGGTCACGACTGGCTTTCATTGGTTGGACAAAATGACCGATGGATTGCAGCACCGAGAGATGGCTCTAATTGCGGCTCGTCCATCTATAGGTAAAACCGCCATTGCAATCGCCATTGCTGAAGCCGCAGCGGTTAGAGCAAAAATCCCGACGTTGTTCATCTCTCTGGAGATGTCTAAGGAAGCGATCTTCAGACGCTCCGTGGCATCCATTGGAAGTGTCTCTATGCAATCGCTTAAGAGCGGAAACCTGAGCGAAGGAGATATGCGCTCAATGAGTATTGCTGCTGGCAAGATTGCATCCAGCCCATTGTGGTTCTTGGACGGATCAAGCTCTCAAAGCGTTGCATCTATCACTGCAAACGTCCGTCGTGCGGTCAGAAAGCACGGTGTTCGTCTGGTCATCATCGATTACATCCAGAAGGTCAAAGCCGCAGACAAAGCAGAAAAGCGAACCTATGAGGTCGCTGAGGTCAGCGGTAAGCTCAAAGACATTGCGGTACAGACCGGAGTGGCAATGTTGTGTTTGGCTCAGTTGAACCGCGAGAACGAGAAAGAGAAAGGTCGCACACCGCGCCTCAGCGATCTAGCCGATAGCGGACAGCTAGAGCGTGATGCTGACTGCGTGATGCTATTGGATCGAGACCGTAGAGAAGCCAAAGGTGAGGCTTCCATCATCATCGCCAAGCAACGCGACGGTGAGTGTGGAGTGGTAAAGCTGTGGTATGATGGGCAGTTCTGCCGATTCTCTGACTCTGGTGTAGATACTTAATCCCAACGATAGGTTGACTCCATAAACCAATCCTGTAAACTCACCGTGCAACATAGAAATCCCCAGTAAAACACCATACAAACCATGCAGACCGGCAAGATTGACGTTACAAAGATCGACAAGACCTTTCTCTTTAAAGGCAAAGCTGGAACTTATTTGGACATTGCTTTAATCCCCAACAAGTCTGGCCGTGACCAATACGGTAACGATGGAATGATTGTTCAATCTATTAGCAAAGCAGCACGACAAGAGGGAAAGAAGGGTCCGATCTTGGGTAACTATGCTGACCTAGATAAGCGTGAGGTTGCGCCAGTTAAGAAGGTTGCAGCCAATGATCCGCTTGGACCTGAAGATGACATTCCGTTCTGACCATCAACACCCATGACCAAGACTGAGACCTTCTGGGAAGATCCAGAGACAGATACTCCGCGCTGTGACATTGAGCAGAAGCGTATTGAGGGACAGTTTCCGCCGCATCTGACTACGTTAGCAATGGCATTTGCCAGACGCTTAGAGCGTGAGCTTAACGAACAACGCCGTAAGATCTACGATCTTGAGGAAGAGCTAGAGCGTTTGACTGGTGAGTGATATGCACCACAAGCGTTATCTCCATAAGAAGATGGATGTTGATGGTATCAAGAAGGAAGATACGCTCGACATACAAGCGCGTATCACTCTGCTCAATCAAGCTCCAGCCATTGTAGCCACCGCCATCAAAGCTGGCTGGATATCCTACCCATCAAAGCCATACGTTGATCCAGAGGAACAAGACCTGACCGAGTGGCTGAAGAAGTATGACTGCGAGAAGGCTTACAACCTAAGACAGAAAGGCATGACATACCGAGAGATTGGTAAGCTGTTGTGCGTGGGTATTGGTAGAGTCACTGATATACTAAGACACGGCGAAGATATTGTGGTGAATCGTAAGCTTGATGCATTAGGTGTTAAGCCTATTGATCTTCCTAAGAAATCAACAGTTGCTAAGCATTCGACACTAACTAAGCCTCATACCAAGACCAAGAAGTGACCTATGTCAGAGCCTATAACATTACCTAAAATACACCGTCTTATCGTCATTGTAACGGGCATTCTCACTATCCTAGAAGGCTCCCGCTATCTATAGATACGCTGGTGATCGCGCGGG